GAGGACAAAAATGGCAGTAAATAAGGTTATCTACGGTTCTGATGTGCTGATTGACCTGACGGATGACACGGTTAATGCATTGTCCTTGAAGCAGGGATATACAGCACACGATTGTCACGGAAATCCAATCGCGGGTGAGTATGTTGAGTCCGGTGGCAGTTCCGGAGCTGTACTTCCTGATATAATCGAAGCTGGTAATACACCGATTTGGGGGAAGTATAAAAAGCTAACAACGAGTAGTTCAAGCACAAGTGAACAAGTGCTGAATATTGGGAAATTTGTCGTTCCTAAAGACGGTACCTATAGATTCACTTTTATTGGCGTGGCTTCTGGTACATCTGGAAATAAACCTATGGTAGAATTGAGTACCAGTTCAAATAAAGTTTCTAGTGCAAATATAACAGGAGTTCGAAATAGCGAAGGAACTGCTGGTGCGACATTTGTGTATCTGCCATACTCAAACGCAACAGATACTGAAATTGCGCAATGGATAGAAGCTACATTAACTGCTGGACAAAAAATATGGTTTTTTGGCAAATCAGCGACTGGTGCTGTTACTGGTGTTGTTGGCAATAAAGGAACGATATACGGAGTAATTGTTAGCATAGCGTGGGATAATGGAACAAACTAATAATAGGAGGATGTGGAATGATACGTGGAAAAGTGACCGGACAGGTTCTGCAGCTTGCGAAAAATACGACCGTAAGCGACAGCAAAAACTATATATCAGCCAGATTCGTCTTTTCACTCGACTGGCTTGGTCTGACTAAAACGGTGCATTTCAAGAATGGCGAGAATCAGGCGGATGTAACCCTTGTGGATGACGGCATCACACAGGACAGAGGAATTGACCTGAGCGCCGGAACATGGGACGTGTGGCTGCATGGGGCAGCTTATAACGAGTCTACGGGAGAGCTTGAAGAGAGAATTACAACTACTAGCGCAAAGCTTGTAGTCCTTCCGTATCAGACCACAACCGGGGAACCTTTTAGAGGCAATAATGCCAGTGCGGTTGAAATTGAAGTCGGGAAAGCGGTTGTTGCCGCATCAAAAGCAGAAACGGCCAGAGACGCTGCAGAAACGTTTGCCAATAAAGCGGATGAGTCATCAAAGAGTGCCGCTTCTTCAGCTTCTTCTGCGAAAGAAACAGAAGAACGGATTAAGATTCTTGAAAATGATATCAACAGCGATGTTACGCAGTTCTCGGTAGATTATCAAGCGGCTATGAATGACATCGAATTAAAGCGAGCCTCATCGCTGTCAGATATTGATACGGCTGGAACAGTGCAAAAGAATTCGGTTGTGAAAGTCGGAACCGATGCGGTAGATTCCATTAACGCTTCAAAATTATTGGCAATTTCTTCTGTAGAAAGTGCTGGTACTATTCAGATAAAAAACATCAACAGTTCCGGAGCTGAACAGATTTCTGACATCAATTCAACTGGATCAGCCAGACTGAAAGAGGTAAATGATGCAGGGACATCGAATGTCAACAAGATCAACACAGCAGGTTCTGATGCGGTAACATCTGTAAAAAAAGCAGGAGAAACACAGACGGCGAATATCACGAAAACTGGCGCTGATGCGGTATCTAACATTCAAGCATCGGAATCAGCAGCGAATGAGACGATTGAACAATCTGCTTCATCCAGTTTAGCGAAAATCGAGGAGGTTGGCCAGACACAGATTAATCTGATTAAACAGAATGGGGGAGGAATTGAAAATGCACTCTCCAACTATTTTGCGCTCCGAAGAAATGGAAAGGTCTATACGACAAAAATCTATAAATACGAAACGTCCACAAGTCCTGTGGGTGTCAAGATGAATGCCAATGAGAACATGGTCGCAGAGCCATCTGTAGGCAGAAAAGAGGGCAGAGATGACTATGCACAGTATGGCCTGTTCCATCATTTTACCTGCAATTTTTCAGTCGACGAGAACGGGTTCAACCATGTGGACTGCCTGGAGGGACAGATCGGATTTTCCAAAACCGGAAAGGTACAGGTGGGAGAGGTCACAATGAGCGCCTGGTTCGGAATCGAGGATACAGCGGACGCAGTTCTGTACCACTATTCAGACAGTCAGACGGAGCTGACACCATATCCTATGAAAGAATCTATCAATCCGGACGGAACAATCAGCCCATTCATGATCCATGCCAAGTATGCGGCGGGAGACATTGATGGAGTGCCGTATTCATCAAAAGGCCTGGCACCGGCCAATGGCTGCCAGGCAACACAGGCGAGAAATCCGGTCAGCTACACCGGAATGATAACCTATATGCACAAGCTGGGCGGTCACTATTGCGGCACGACAAGCTGGGATCTGTTCTATAGACAGCTCATGATGATTATTAAATATGCAACCACACACAGCCAGAGCATCATGGCCGGATGTACCTCATACAGCAATCAGAACCAGAACCTGGTAGAAGAAACCGGAGTGATGAGAGTGGTACTAACAAAGGCACAGGCGGCTGGTTATGTGATCGGCTCATATGTTTCCATCGGAGACGTTGGCTCAAACACAAACAAAGACCGGTATTTTTCATATATACACAACAAAGCATACAGTGTCAAAGTCACAAAGATTGAGGACGTGGATGCCAGCAATGCAGCAGTATATGTGGATGCTCCGGAGGCATTCGATACGACATTGACCACATGGATCACAACAATGCCATGGCACAGTGGAGCAACTGATGAGGTGGCCGGCTCAGACGGATCTCCGAACAGCAACACCAATGGGAAAGATCCATACAAGATCCAGGGCATTGAGACCTGTATCGGAGCCTATGAGGTTCTGGGGAATGTGGTCATGGATATTGTTACCGGTGCGGACGGGAATCCGGCCAGAGATGTCTATGTATGCGAGGACGCCAGCACACTGTCCAGCAACATTGCGACAGTGCGGGCAAATTATAAAAAGGCTATCGCACAGGTGGCCTATACAGCAGCATCCTGGAAAAATATCACGGAAGAAACAACAGATCCAAACCTGGGCATCATGATTCCTACGAAAGTAGGCGGAGGCTCAACCACTGGATTTGCTGATGGACTGTATACAGATACAGGAACATCTGGACAGAAAGAGTGGCTTGCGCTGGGCATTTTGTACAATGGCGCGGTTGCTGGCCTCTGGATTATGCTTGCGAGCAATGGCTGGTCGAACACGTACTGGTTTATCGTCTCTGGCGTTTCTCCAAACGGCACCAGGGGTGAATGGCAGGCAAGTATGAAATAGAGCAACTGATGAAATACGCAAAAAGGAGGGTAAGCATTGAAAGCAAGATTCACAACCGAACAGCCATCGGTCAGCTGGCAGCCACTTGACAACGGGATGGTTGATGTAACTATCTGTCTAAATGGACAGGAGATCACGGAAGAACACCAGCAGATGGTTGAAAAAGAGCAGTACGCAACTATGACGGAGACGTTCTTGGAATATGATTTCCACCAGTTCCGGGAAAAAGCGGAGAATGTAAACCTTGAAGCTGTAAAGAAAAATCCGGAGAAATATTTGGACTACGAACCACGGAAAGAAAAGACACTAGAGAAAAGGGTCAAAGATCAGGAGGAGACTATTGAGATGCTGACAAGTTGTCTGCTTGAGATGTCTGAAGTTGTATATGCTTGATAAATTTAAGCATGCAATATGTAAATCTCTATTCGGAAAGGGAGGTGAAACAATGATGGCGATGTTATGGGCTCAGAAGATTATGTATTCAGAAACAAAAGAAGAAGCGATTGCTCTTTATAAAAGAGTGCCGCGTCTTCTGAAAGATAAGGTTGAACAGATCTTAATCGAAAGCGGTTGTGAAGATCTCGTAAAAGAAAGTGAGGAAAAATAATGCAAAAAAAAAATAACACTACTGTTTTTATCAACTGCACTTGTTGTGGCTATGGCGCTGCCGGCACTCGCTTGTACGCCGCCGCTCAACCCCCATCATCACCGCACATTGAATTTAACTGGACGCCAAGCGAAGAATTTGAAGCTGGCATCAAACACGGCGT